GTGGCCTTTGCGTGCAGAAAAAGGGTCTTTCTTGCCCTTCTTCAAGTTACATGTCTTGCATAACACTTGTAAGTTCTCTTCTGCATTTGTACCACCTAATACTCTTGGCGTTATGTGATCTACTTGCAGCTGCTCTTGCGTACCGCACCAAACGCAAGCACCATCTCTACTTATTATGCGCGCTCTTAACTTCTTCCATCTTCTTGTCCCTATCTCTGCCTTACCTATGTTCGCTCTATCCATCAGTAGTGGCCTACCTTCTTATGGTGTGCTAACGCTTTACACCCATCATTAGAGTATCTATGGCCTATGTACTTAAGCCCTGCATCTATCTGCTTAAACGGATCACTGGTCTTAGTACCTAACACCTGGGCTATCCCATATGCAGTAGAGCGTTTGTTCTTACTCTTATTATTCCAATGGCTTTCAATAGTCCAAAGCTTGTTAATGCAGTTGTATTGCTTCTCATTAACTACTCGGTTGTGCATATAGAGTTTCCAAATATCTTGGCTATATGTAGAAGCTGCATAGGCAGAGGTGTGGCCATTTGTAAGAGTTATGAAGATACTAAGAACCAGTATTTTATTTAGTATCTTCGATGGGGTTAAAGATGTGTTCAAGTTGGGGTTTGTATTTCGCCCGGAACTGTATGTGTCAAGCATACATACCTTGTCAATAGGGTAAGCGTGTGATTGGTTTCCTCGGCGTGTCATTATTTGATTACGATCCCGAAAGTTGAGTACACCCGACTCATGTTTCCACCACAAGTGCAAAGGATTGAGTCTGGAATAGGGGAGTGAATAGATGTTGTCATCTCATATTCGACTGTGCAGTCAGAGCAGCAATAGATGTACTTAGGCATCAAACTTCTTCTTTAGCTCATCTTTGAGTGCCTTAGTAACGCTCTTTACTTCGTTCTCTAAGTTCTCTATGCCGACCACTTCACACGAATTACACTCAACTAACACCATGCCAGGTGGCAGCACACCGAATTCTTCGCTGGTGGTGTGGAATGTAACCTTGCGGCATCTGCGACATCTAAAGCGTAGCTGTTGCATAATCACTCCCTAAGAAGTCCTGCATAGGGCGTAGGTGTTCCTGGTTAATCCACCAGGCAGTCATCGAGCTAACCCAGTTCCTATCCACCTTGCCATGTTTAATTGGTGTCCAGCCGACTAAGAAATACTCTGGGCTTTTGCCTACAACAAGAATGGCAATATCGTTATTACGATCTGATTGGCGAAGTACCAAGTGCCCATCTAGCCATTTAGTCCACTTAACTTCGATGCGGCTATTTATATCGGCCTGGCTTTTGAATGTGTTTACTGTTGGTTGAAAGTGTTCAATGCCAAAGAACTTGGCTACTGATAACTCACCACCAACGGCCTCTGAAAGTTCACCGATGTATTCGTGATAATTCAAAGCTTTATTGCCACGGCTTGAATGATTGGCCGTAGATTTCAGCTCTGTTGCGCGCTCAAAACCGACTCTATGAGCAGTTACTTCTTCGTCATAGGTCAGAGTTACGCGAATTACTGGCAGGTCGCGCAGAGCCATAAGTAACCATCTTTCATAAGTTGGCCCTTATCGTGTGGCTTTTGGCACCCATCGCAATTAGCCCAAAACGCAAGAATGATGGTGTCATCTGGATTAAAACGGATATAAGTACCATCTGGCTTAAAGATTTCAGCTGCCGCCATTAGTTTTTATTCCACTTTGCTGGGCACTGATCTCCGCGCTTGCCGATGCAGACATAACCAGAGTAAGGCCCTTTTGCTGATGTGCCTTCTTTATACATCATCGCACCATGGCGGCACTCTGGCCGAACTGTTGCAGCTAGATTTTGTGCAACAAGTTCAACGCCTTCGGCAAGGGTTGTAATCTTTGGTTCACTAGCTAAAAAGCCTTCCCAGTCATTAGATAAATCGGCATCTATCTTGACTGTTACTGCGTCATTAACTTGTCTAGCAACGCTCTCCATCTCGGCTCTATTGGCTCTAGGTGCCTTTGTGCCGTCTTTTCTTGTTGAATATCTAGGATCACCTGAATTCGAAATTGCGCGAGCATAGGAACTCGTTTCTGCCTTCTCGATAGCGAATGGTGTTTGTAAAGACTCCATGGCAAGTCCTGTGTAGAGGGGAGTAGGGTCATCAAAGAACCGATATATCTTTGCCTTAACCCAAACGAATCCCTGTTCTATGCCATGTTCAGTGTCATATTTCATTTCGGGATTTTCGGCTTTCCACAATTCAATGCGTTCTTCTGCCGTCATGTATTTTGATAAATCAAACATTTAGAATCGCCTCGGCTTTCTCTTTCATTTTTTGTGCAAAGGCCATCTGCTCTGGGAGAGTAAAGACCGCGCCACCGGGCCAAGTTTGAATCTCTGCCACGCACTCCACGCAGTAAGAGCGATGGCGTTCAGGCTTTAGAAGTGAGTAGCAAGTAACCGAAGCTTGCACTTGTGCCTTTGGGTGCCACGATCCATCTTTGTTCTTGCCCCATTTGGCTTTGCAGTAATCACACCAAATTCCTAGCCCTGCGCGGCGAATCATTTGTGTTCTTCTTTGTATTGGTTGAAGCTAATTGCGCGGCCTCTGTGATAGCCGATTCGTTTTCCTTCTTTTAGTCCGACTGTGTATGCGTACACCAAGCAAATTCCCAGAAATAAGATGAGAGGTATCACTTGATAATCGAGTAGTTCTATCTTCATAACTTGTGCCCTGTCTGTTAAAGTCGGGACACCTTGAAACTGACATAATGTAGATAGAAGGAGTTATCAGAAACTTCTTCGTCTAGCCAGTCTTTAGGTGTTGTGAACCACTTCACATTCCGACTTGATAAGTGTAAATTCTACGGACTTTCTTAGTCAAGCATCAGATTCGGTGTGTCGTGGTGCAACCTAGTAGAACGGCTCCGTCTATGAACACCGCGGCTACTTTCCGCACTACTTCTGAAATAAATGTAAAAGCCCGTGTTAAAGCTTTGTGTTTTGGCGATGACGAACGCTTAATAAACCCTGGTGATCTTCTACTTGAAATGGTCAATACCGAACAAGGGGATAGGCTCGGTGCAAATCAAACGCGCTTTGAAGTCTATATCTCAGGTCGAGATATTGAGCAGCTTCTTGGCCAGGTTGAAAGAGCAGCCTACCTATGGCGGCAAAATGAATGGCTGCGTGAGAGTACATCTCGCATATTGAGCGAACAAGAGATTAAAGACCGCGAGCCAATTCCTATCGTGCCGACCAAACGGCCTGTTGTGGATTACGCCATGGCTAAGGTTTTGACTGAACGCAATAAGAGCGAGCCAGTGCCTAAGTTATTTGGCTAAACGATCCTCTAAGATTATTTGATATATCGCATCTACTTGCGACTCTATGCGATCTATGCGACCACGAAGGTTATGGCCGCCGTTTCCATCTGGGCGAAGTTCATGCAGATAGTGCTTAACAAGCCAACGGACTGCACCTGCAAATGCAGTAATTAAAGTTATTGCACCGAGTAGCAGCGCAGTCCAGTCAGCCGTTGTCATTTACTTTGCAGTGCGCCCGAACGCTGCGTCTTTAGGATTAAGAGCGCGAAGCAGTGGCCCTGCTACGGCTGATAAGGCTAGAGTTCCCAGCAGTTTTGGATCTGTCTGTCCAGCGATGTAAGCACCGAGAATTGCAGATAGGGCAGTGCGCACATAAGACATGAGCGCGGCTTTGAGTTGTTCCATTAGAGCACTTCCTTTTCTTTTGGTGTGCCCTTAGAGCTAGTGTAATTAGGTCGGCCGTACGATGTTACAAACATGGGTGCGCGTGGCTTCTTTTCTACTTGGCCACCATTGGCTTGATTCTTTGAACTTGTGTTTCCTTCCACGCATATAAGTCCACCAGTGGAGTTAATCTCTACCACCAGTCCGACATGTTGCGGCAGTGTGCCACGGGTAAAGTTGAAGAACGCTAGATCACCTACTTGTGGTGTCTTGTGGCTTTGTCCTAGTTCTTTGAAGCTCGCTTCACCTTCGATGACGCTAACCACATTTGGAATAGTTACCCCTGCTTTATTGGCGCACCACATAAGGAAAGAACCGCACCATGGCTGAAAGTTATGCTTTGTAAAAGCCCCGTATTTTGTTTCGTTATCTTTCGGGCCTTCTACATAACCTACTTCTGCGGTCGCAACCGCAATCATGGCTTGCGGTGTATTAGGAGAGTAGGGCTTGGAGTTCTGCACTGGTTAAACCAAGCTTTGCAGCTATCGCTTCTTTATCTGCAAGCTTCTTAGCCTGGGCTGTTTCATCTGCTTTGCGCTGATTTTCTGCGTCTTGGGCTGCGATTACCTGAGCTGCTATTTCGCCAGCGGTTAGATCGCGCTCTGTAACTTCTCCAGTTTCGCAGTTCACTTCGATTGCTTTTGCCATTGTTTTCTCCTTATGAGTTCTTGATGCCGTATAAATAGAATGATGAGCCTGTTACGAAATTAAAACCGCCGTCTGGTTGCAGCGTGAAATTGGAAATAGCAGTTGTTGCATTGTATAAACCAGCATAAGCAGCCATATAAATTGGCGCAGTTGAGGCCGAGTTATATTCGTTTACCCCAAATGTTGAAAAGGGCTTTACTGCTGCGCCAGCATAATTTGGGATGTAAATTTCGGCTGAATTGAATGAGTTTGCAGTTTGTGATGCGCCATTTACATTTCCTATTGGTGAATAACTTGCAGTTCCGAGTGAAGAACCAGCCGCAGAACCATTGCCGTAAAGATAAGTCCAAGATGATGCAGTTGAAGAAGCGTTTGGGTAAAAACCAATCGCACTTCCATAAGTTGTTCTATCTGAACGGCACGATATTTTTACAACCAAATCCGTATATGTCGCAGGTATTGACGAGAAGGTAACGGATGCAGCGGATGAGGCAAGAGTCTGTGCTGAAATCAGCGTATATGTATTAGCCATTATGCTGCCTTAATGCCATACAAAGTGGCGGTTGTGCCGATTGAAAATGTTGTAGCACTAGCAAAATCAACAACTATTTGAGTTATTGCTGCGGTGCTACGCCATAAACCAACTAATCTTTCGGTGCTTCCAGCACCATTTGAATCAGTAGATCCGGAACATAAAACGGTTTTGTTTGTTGAACCTGCATAAGAAAATATATCGGCAGTAAATAAAGATGGAATCGTTGTGCTTGGAGCAGAATTTTGTTGAAATAAAATTCTATTATCATTTGCCGTAGCAAATGAACCAGCAGCAGTTCCATTTCCATATACCGATAAATAACTATAATTTGTTGCAGTATCAGTATTAAAATAAAATCGAGGATTTCTGGCAGTTGAACTACCACTCATTACTAAAACTATACGCAAATCTGTATAAGTAGCAGCAATAGAACTAAAAGTTATTGAAGTAGCGGCAGATGCAAGTGTCTGTGTTGCTATCGGTTCGTAAGTTGCGCCAGCAGCCATTGTCTATCCTTTGATTCCGTATAAGGCGAATTGAGCAGTAGTAGCGAAATTGGCCGCAGCTGCGGTAATTGTTATTGAACTAATAGCAGTTGTGCTTTGAAATAAACCTGATGACAAATGAATATATCCTGAACCATTCAAATCTACACCTTGAACTGATCTAAAAGTTTTGTTTTTGCTACTAGAAGCATAATCTAAAATATCCATAATTCCAGTTGCAGGAATACTTGTAGAACCATTCAAACAAGCAGCGTGGTCAAAATACATAGCAGTTTGAGTTGCTGCGCCAGATGCAGAAGCGGCAGTTCCATTACCAGTTAAATCGTGGTAAGAATAACTTGAAGTCGTAACACCATTACAAGTTACATTTATGCCAGTTGCACCTGTTCCTGTGCCTGTGGTTTTTGCGTTCCATCGAATTTGTAAAGATGAATAAGTACTTGGGATACTGCTAAAAGTAATTACACCACTTGCACCTGTGCCAGTTGCAGTTGCAATAGATTCATAGGAGTTAGTCGAAGCAGCGACACCAGTTCCCAAAAATCCAGCAATAGAGTTACCAATCATTAGGCGATAGCACCGACCACATACCAAGTATCTGTTGCTGTTTTAATGCAAGCAGCAGTTTTGTATTGAGCAAGAGTAGGAGATGCGGCAGTTGCGCCAGCTGAAAGAACTGTGGTTGTGCCTGGTGTTACTGCGCTTATTGTGCAAGAGCCAGCACCTTTGTTTAGTACTGTAATTACTGTGCCAGTTGGAAAGGCTACTGAAGCGTTGGTTGGTATCTTGAACGCGATGGCAGTTGCCTTGTTCATTGGAACTAAGGTTTGATAAGCATCGCCAATTACGGCGGTGTAGTCGGCAGTCTGATCGCTGCCTACTGTGAAGGCCACAAGGCCGTTATACATTGCAGCTGAGAGAACATCTCCGGTTACTGCTGGAAATCCTGTTGCCATTTATTTCTCCTTAGTAAGACATGACCGATAGATAATTGGGATCACCTATCACGCCGTAGATTGACGAACCTATAATGAAACTTGCGTTAATTGGCTCGGAAGTCGTAAAAGTGGCCTTCCAAGTGTTTGGTGTTATTTCGTGGTTTGAACCCATAACTTGCAGGGTCTTGGTGATAGTTGATGTGCCACCAGTTGAGGTGGTTTGGCCATAGTTCGTAATCTGCACTGTGTTGAAATAGTCCAGGGATAGGGCAGCAATAATTCCAGCCGACACCATCGCTGGATCTGATAGGTCTAAGGTCATGGCATCTATTCGCAGGGTTGTGAACGCTCTGGTCGCGGTATAGAGCCGAGCAATATCTAAAGCTGCGGCATCAGTTTGAGCCAGGACATTTTGTTGGGTAAATGAATGTGGAAAATATGTGGATATAGATGTGGAATTCGTGGCACTCTGCATGGTGCCACCAACATTCTGCACATTGGTCTGGTTAATAATCAGCTTGTCATCGTAAGCAAATACGATGTTGTTGTAGGGAATACCACCGCTGCCAAGGTTGGTAAAGACTGTTGGGTTTTGCCCAGAATAACTTTCAATTTGTGCGCGGCTTTTGAATACTGCGTTACCTGTTGCACCAATATAAAACGCGCCTTGTTCAGTCCATTCGACCATTTTCAAAGCTTGTAGGGCAGTGCGGTTAGTTCCAGGATCTACTTGGCAGGTGGTTTCGCTGCCACCAGTGGTAATTGTGCGCATAGAAGCTGGCCATTGAATCTGGTCAAGTATCTTGCCAATTCTAGTGCCTGTGTCCTGTCCAGCCGTTGCGCCGCTGACTGTTGAGATATTGGCAAGGTTAAAGAGTCGGAAAGCATCTGTGCAGTTAATTTGCACATAGCCATATTCCTGGTCTTTCGGGTAGGTGTAGTTGTAAGAGTCTGTGTAACCAGAAAAAATAAAGTAGGAAACGCCAAGGTAGGTGGCAGAGATTCTTAGCTTGCGAAGCGGCACCAATTTGCCGTAATAAGGGCTAGCGGTGTTCTGTGGATTCCAGTCCCCGTTAGGGTCTAAGACTGTAACGCTGCAAGTATTGGAGATGAACTGGTCTTGAATAAGGTTGTAAGAACCTTTAGTTGATACCTTCAATACCTGGTCTGAAATATCAACTACATCGCTTGCACTATCGGCTAAGACATTTGTGCCTAAGATTCCGTGTTGTGGATCTCCAATAGTGAATGGATAGCCAAAGATTGGGCCGTTTGAAAAATCAAAGGTAACTGTGAGCGTTACTGGGTAACTCATCAGAAGCCTGAACTGTAAGGATTTAATCGGCTAACGGCAGGGGATACGCCCGATGCACTTGTGTCTTGCTGGCCATTGGTAACAACCGATGTTAAGACTTGGCCATCAACAACCAGGTTAATGGTTTGAGTTTGATTACCTGGGGCATAATTAAAAGCATCTTTATATCCAGATAAGAACGAATAATCTATTGGCGGTGTTTTAGTTCCACCCAATAATCCAGCTAATTGATCTCCGACATTTTTAGAAGCTGCAAGGGCATCTTCTAATAGTTTTTGTGCCGCATCTGTTTCCTTTTGTGCATCTAGAAAAGATGTATCCGTAGAATCCACTAAAACCTGCGCATAATCAGTAACCAATAATTGCTTGCCCGTTAGAGTCGCACCAGTAACTTTCAGAAGTTCAGCTTGTAAATCAACCAACGCTGCAATTACTGCTGCAATATCGCCAGTCCAGCCCGATAGGGGATTGAGCGCGCCAAGTGCTACTGCCTGTAATTGTGCCTGAATTACCTTCTCGGCTAACTTGCCAGCTGCATCTGCATTGTCGTTAAGTAAAGCTTGTTGAAGCAATAAGCGGTCTTTATCCGCATTGGATATATCTCTAGTTAGCGCAATAAGTATCTGCGCCTGATCTACATCTAATACCTTTGCAGCGGTCTTGAGTACAAGGCTGGCCTTCTCCGCAGCTAATTTGTCTTTAGTTGCTTTAGTTTGGGCGGTTGTTGCCTTCACCAATTCTTTGCTGACTGTTAGCGATTTATTTTGGGATACCAATAATTGCTTTTGTCTTGAGTAAGTATCATTAGATTTACCCTTGGCTAAAGTCTTTTGGCCGAGTTCTTTGAAAGCCAGAAAATCTTCTTTAAGTCCTAATCCAAGGAAACTAACAACATTCTTTAGAACGCCTATGCCAGGAATACTGTTTAACTTTTTAATGACTTCACTTATGCCAACAAGAACATAATTTATGTTATCGCCCCAAGTTTTTGTTTGGTCCGCTAGTTTTCCAATATCGGTATTGCCACCCAGATTCTCCAACGCGCCTATTAAACCCATGCCAATTTTTTCTTGTAAGTCTTTGAAATCGGCTTTAAGTATTTTTAATTTTCCTGAATAAGTACCAGCTGCGGCTAGGGCAGAACCACCAAAGTTTGCATTAAGAGTTGTTTGAATAGCGTTAAAGTCTTTGGCTGCTATTTGGGCTTTTGATACACCTGCGCCAAGTCTTGAGATGGCTGTAAAGTTTCCTAAATATGCTTTTGAAAGCGCAGTTGTTACCGCACTTAGACTTTTGCCTGTGCCTTGGCTGACATCTAAAGCCGTTGAAAGAAGGTTTTGGGAGAGTGTGTAATCTTTTGTAGCCACTGCAAGTTGCGCAAAAGCAGGTCGCAGTTGATCGTCAAGAACGCCAGTGGTGTTTTGTAGGTTTTGAATATAGGCCGCTAGTGAATCAGGATTGAAAGCAACGCCAAGGTTATCAAGCGTCTTTATTAGTTGATTGGCAGCTGCGTCATCGGCTAGAAATGCCTTAATGGAAGCGCGCCCAAATTCCTCAATGGCTGCAACGCTAACGACTCGGCCGATGCTCTTGGCTAATCTTTCAAAAGAAGTTTCAGCTTGTTTAATGCTTTTACTACCCGTGAACTGGGTAATGATGTCAATAAAGACTTTCGATGTATTAGTAGCCATTACGCAGCCTTATTTTCTCTAAAGCCGCCAGCACTCACTACACGCACAAACTTGGCAGTGCTTGTATCTATTGCCTTAACTACGGCCTTTGTGGCCTTCTGATTATCTTCATACCAGGCGCGAAAGATTAAGCGGCCACGCATCTTGCCCATACCCTTTAACTGGGAATTGCCTTGCAACGAATCGTTGAAATGCTGGCCAGCATAAGGGTTTGAGGATTTAGATCTAGGAGAGCCATCTGGGTTTGCTCTGCCAGCGGTTTCATAGATTGCACCAGCTCTGGATTCATTGACGATTCTGTAAAGTCCAGTAAAGCCCTTGCGGTTAGGTCTTGACTTACGCACTGAATACTTAATGCCAGAGCGCACTTCACTAGCGTTGTATTTAGGAAACTTGCCTACTCGAAACTGAGAATTGCCAGCACTGATTTGCTTGCCACGACCAGCGAAAGTCCAGCCAGATAGTCCGGGGATTGTTGGCGTGGCATAAGAGCGAGCAGTCTTAACCACTGGCTTTAAGATGTCGCGGATATTCTTTGTAAGCTCTTTGTCTAGGTCAGGCGCAAGTTGGCGCATGGCTTTGCGAACTTCAATTAGCCCTTTTACCTGGACTGGCACGCCGCACCGCCTTCGCTCTATCGTTTAACACCATAACCATCGCATCTATCATTCTGCGATCTACTGCAAGTAATTCACTAGGCGCAATTCCTGTTTCAACCGCTAGAGAAGCGATTAAATAAGTTACGGAGTTGCGCTCAATTCGTTTGGGACATCATCAAGGATTTCCACTTTTTCAAGGGTATCCACGAAATCTGCGCCGAACATCTTGATATTGCCCCATTCAGGATTTCGGCGGCAGACTTCCCAGGCAAGCCAAAAAACATCTGTCTGCTTTTGTTCTTCGGAGAACGCCTTAGCGAATCCCATGCCCTTCCAAACTTCAAACGCATACTCGATAGATGGTGTGATTCTCTGTTCGACAACCTTGCCATCTGTCTTTGTGATTTTGATTCTTGCCATTTTGCACCCTTTTCTTTAGTTAGTTTTTACCAAGTACCTGTTGTGGTTTGAACGATTGTTGAGTTACAAGTAAAGCTAAGGCTTGACTTAGACATTTCTCCAGCTGCGCCAGCAATAGGTGTCAAGTTGTTAATCAAGATGCTTACTGTGTAAAGCGGATTAGTTGCGCTAATTGTTGGAGATGCGCCGCCTACTGGTACAAGCTTTGCGGTTACTGTTGTGTAAATTGCTGATTGCAGGGTTGCGCAAACTTGAGAAGCTGCGAAGTCGTTTAAGAATTCTAGATCTAGTTTTCCAGTCTGTAATCCAGCAACATATTTCCTTGCTGAATCGCCCATGGCTGTAATTTCTAGTTCGTCAGCGGCTTGGGTTAGCGTTGCGCTAGTTACATATGCGGAAATATCTATTGAGTTAATCTTTACTGCGGTGGCATTTAGAAATACGGCCATTTATTTTTCCTCGGCTTTCTCGGCTGGTGTGGTTGTTTTGTCTTCTACTTGGCCGATTTTCTTTAACCAAGCCAAATTTTCTGCGTCTGTGTTAGCCATAACTAACTCCATTCTGTTATTAGGGAGATTGAAAGTTCTGCTGAAAGCATTTGCCCTTGTTCAAGTCCTAGAACCTGTGGCGCGCTCATAGAGGTAATACGAAGGTTTAGATTGGCAGCTGAAAGCTTGTTGGCTACGGCCACCATAAAAGTTTCAAGATCACCTAAGTTGCCCTGGTTATCAAACATCGGCACAACCATTACAACCTTTAGATTTGCAGTAGGGCCAACTGTTGTGTAATTGTTATTTGAAAAGTCAAGATAAGCGTCATCTGGTTGTAAATAAACCGAGTTAGCAATTACCGAAGGTGGTGGAAAACTAAAGACTGACCAAACACCAGGGTTGGCTAGGGCAGTGGCTATGGTTGAACGCAGTGTGGTTATCGCTGCCATTTATCCGACCATGCTTCTTGGTGATTCGTAAGGTGCAATAAGTCCACGGATCTTGGCAATAAGACTTGATGACATGCGCCATGGTGAAGGTGCGCCGTCTATTGTCATGCCGCCGTTCTGTGAAGATTGACGGGCTTGCCATATATCGCAGGCCATAATCATCGCGGCTTCGCGGATAGCAGGAGTGGCGGCGTAACTTGTCTGCTTAATATCAACGCCAGCGGCTTTGCCGTAGGGAACTATGAGGTGGTAATTGTCATTGGCATTTGTTTTGGAAAATTGAACAAGTGAATAACCTTTAGGAAATGTGAACGCGCTATAAGGCCAGTTCCAGATAATCGGCAAAGCTGATGATCCAGTAGTCCAAGGGTAAGTGCCAGTAATTGTCTTGGTGCCGTTGTATATGGTGCCGCAATTAGTAAAAGTAATGCTCTGACCAGTAACGAATGATGTCGGCGATGAGATTACAACTGTTGCAACATTGTCTTGCAGGGTTGCACCGACTACTGGGTAAGAGTCAAACCAAAGATAGGAGTTCAACATATCTTCTGCGGTTTGGCAGACTTCTTCAACGATGGAGTCAGAATAAAGCGTGCCTATCCCGAGATTCGCTTTAAGTTCTGCGGCGGTTACATAAGTTGCGGCCATTGTCCTGACTCCTTTCGTCAATTAAGACCGATACTCCCCAAGGGCACTAGGGGAGTAACGGCATCTAGTTTGTTACGCTGTTTTTACGAACTTACGGATACCAGCGGCCTGCTTTGTGAGGTAGCTGCCGTAGCCGTAGATGGCAAGTTGTACTTGCATATTTGAAACGATGTTCACTGAGAAGTAGCTTGTTGGTGATGAGTACCAAGTTGCTGCTTCTGGTGCAACGATAAATGCCATGTTTGACGCAAGGGTTGAAACCGCATTGTTATCAACATAGAGATCAAGTCCGAGAACATTGCCACGGATTGAAGTAGGAGATGAAATACCAGCGGTGTTCATGCCAGTTGTTGTTGGTTGTGCGTTGTAAATTGGGCGGCCTGTTGAATCAACTGCGCCAATTAGTGCGCCCCAGAGTCCTGTTCCAGCAACCATGTTGCGTGCGAAGTAAGAAGTACCTGAATAAACAAGTGGTGATTCTTTAGCAACATAGGAAATGATTCCTGCGCTGTCGGCTGTTTGTGCAGTTGCGTTTGTGCCGTCTGCAATAAAGCCAGCAATTACCGCAGCGTCAATAGCTTTTAGGTAAGCGCGTTGCATTTGGATTGTTAATTCATCGTAGAAGATTGGATCTGAACGCTCTAGGAGTTCAAGAGTTACTGTGTTCTGTCCAGCGTACTTCGAAACTGTACCTGTGATGTAGTCAGTAACCATTCCTGTATTTGAAGGAACGCCTGACTCCGCTGTGCTTGTTACTGTTGGCGCAGTACCGCCACCATTTGTATCAAGTGATGGAATCGAAAAACTCATGCCATTTGCAGGCAAGGTTCCACGACTGATGGCATCTATGGCCGGGGTTCCGAAGTTTGTGTTATCTACAAACTCACGAAGGTATTGAATTGGGTTGAACGCAGGGTTGGTTGTACCGATTGAGTCCACTGCGGCTTGAACAACCATTGGATCTTCTGATGCTGCGACCCATAGCTTTGATTCTTCGTTACCAAGTTGAGCTTTGATTTTGTGTTCTGTGTAGCGACCCATAGAGGTAATTCCATGGCGCACTGTTGTAGAGATGTAAGGGTTTGAAGCCTTAATTGTTGGGCGTGAAGCTTCGGCTGGTGCCGCGGCTTCGGTTACTGCGGCGGTAGTGGTTTCTTCCACGATGGCCTCGCTTTCGGTTTCGGGTTGGGTTGTTACTTCTTCAGATGTTTCTTCAACATCGGAAACTTCTTCGCCTTCTGATGCGGCAACGCTTGTAACTACTGCATCAACGAAGGCTGGTGATTCGACAAGTGAAACTTCTTTGAGAACGGCTGATTGAACATAGATAGTGCCGTCTTTTGCTGGCTTTGATGCAATAACTTCAACACCAACGCTAAGGCCGCCAATTAAATCTTCGCTGGCCATAATTAAATAATCAGTGCCCTTTTGAGATGCAGAAATTTTGAATGAACCATAAATCGCTTCATTGGTTGTAGAAAAGGATTGAGCGCGACCTATTGGGTTAGTTGGATCATGTTGCGCTAGCAGTTTGATTTTAGTTCCATCTTTTATCGCAATAGAACCGCGCTCAAATACAACTGGGCCGACACTTGTGTTGCCGACCTTTCCGAAGGGAACAACAACCCCAGAGATAATTCTGCGGCCGGAATCCGCAGCTTCTATGGGTGAACTAAAGTTAATTAACATCGTATTCGCCACTTCCTTCTGGTGTTAGATCTTCCATTTGTTTTGCTTGTTCTATATCTATTAAATTAAGTGCAAGAAGTTTTTCTGTAACTGCCAAGCGAGCCATTGGGTCAGCGCGTAGGAAAGTTTCATCAACCGAGAAACGGACAACCTGGCCGCGTGCGGAGAGATCATCAAGGCTAAGTCTTGACTCAATCGCGGTCATGAATGGTTGCAGTGTGTAAGCGACAAATTCTTTTCTACGATCTAAAATGTTTTGATAAGTTTGTGATTTCATTTGCTCTGCATCTGCCATATCCGCAGTTACATTACAAGCGCGGCAAAGTTCTAACGCGTAATAAGCCTTGGCTTCGTTATACATCATGTCTTTAGGTGAGAACGCAGTTACCTGGTAATCAAGTGTTGAAGTTAAATATGCAGTGGCGCGGTTTTGTCTAGCAGATTTCCACGCAGCTAAAATTCCTTGAATTTGTGCATCTGGTAAATCAGCACCATTGTTTTTAATAAATCCTGATGGTTGTGGATTTTGCGCAGAGATAGCAGCAGCCTTTTCAACATCTAGCGCAGCACGAATAGTAGTGCCGGACTTTGTAAGTAGTCCTTGATCTAAAGCTTGGAATGTAATTAGTGAACCAACACCAGACATAGGCAAACGAGTTGCGCCATCTATCATGTAGTAATCAACTTCGGTGTTGTTCTTTGTGTACTTAACAGTTACGCGGTCGTTCTGCACCCATTCAAAACGAGCAGGGCGATTATCATCTGCATAGACTTCGGTAACGCGCCAATATGCAACGCCGTAAAACAAAAGTGAATCAACAGTCCACGCAATAGTTACTGCGCGTGGTTGGCGAATATCTGGTTGCTCAACCCAAACAAGTGAAGGTAGTTCTTCACCAGTTTTAAGTGAATACATTTCGATTGGAATACTTGCAATAGTGTTTGCAATTAGTGAACGACATCGTGAAACAGTAGGCACCGCCATCGCGTCCTGACGGAGAATCGCATTAGCGTAATTGTTGTAACCACCGAAGTTCGACTGGCCCCAGTAGGTTCCGAATGGTTGATCCATTACGGGCGGTGCAAATTGAGATTTTATTTCTGATTTTTGCGTGGCGGCATCAGCTTTAGTGCCGCGAAAGAAGTCAAGAACTGCCATGTGCAAATTTTTTCAATTTGGCACGCGCAACGAGCAAAAGGGTGTGGTATTGACGCTTTCGCGTGTCGGGTTAAATGCTTATGATTGTTGGCACGCTTTGCGGCTTGATTAGTTGGTGAACCACCATGGCGGTACCGATGGCAGCATCTATTGGGCCAGCCGATTTTCTCTTAATTATTCGCCAGGCAGAATCGTTAGTCTTAGCTGCGCAGTTATTCATGTGATTGACCCAAACTTCTTGGTTTGCATGAACAACGCGGCTATTAACCAAGCCATCAAGTAAATCGCCACAAGCCGTGTAGAACTGGGCACCTGAAACATCTTGAACCACCACACCAGCATTTGCCAAGCGGTCAGCGATGGAAGCCGTGGCATATTTGTCGTAGCAGACCATCTGCGGCCGATAAGAGTCGCACTTTTCCTTAATGTCGGCGGCTATCTTGAGATTATCTACATCAGATCCCTGGGCTTCCCAGGTTTTAAGAATTCCAACCGCAACGCGGCCATCTTCCAATAATTGACCACAAACTAGGCTGGCACTTCGCCGAGATAGCGCAACATCAAAGGCAAAGATTGTAAGCCGACCATCTGCAACGAACTTAATCTCTGAATCGCCAGTAGCTTCTAAAATCCCATGTGGCCAAGGGGATTGAAGGCTATCTATCCACATACATAAGCTCTCGGTTTTCCAGGTTTCAACGGAACTGACTGAGAAGGCTTCGGTTAGCGATTCCAAAGTAACAGTGTGGCCGAGTGCTGGGTTTGCTTTAGCCCATTGGTTCACATCGTCTATTTTGCTAAAAGGATCTGCGGAGTATTCGTAAAAACCAAAAGTTTCAGGTGGATAGCTAAGTGCCTTTTCACGCAAATTGTTTAGAACAGTGCTAAACGCATCGCCAGCGTTACTTGTCATCAAAGTCTGGGCGTTAGGGTGTGCGCGAGTTAGGGGAGTAGCAGCGGCAAAAGATTCTTCGTTTAATTCTCGTACTTCATCAAGAAACAAGAAGTCAGCGTTTCGACCACGCGCACCATCACGGGTAGCCGCCACGATTTCATAACTGCCGCCGTTCTTAAAAATGATTCGCTCTTGACCATTAGCCAGGCGCGGCTTTCCTTTGAGCATCGCCGCCAGTTCTTCGTTTCCTTCGATTAGATAGACCACATTTCGGAAAGTATCCAAAGCCATGGATCTAGAAGATGACATCGCGATACATCGCTTGCCCTGGGTCATGTTGTAAATGATTAGCAGCGAAGCCAGGAAGGTCTTTCCTTGCTGCCGACTGATTAAGCACAAGTTCGACTTGCGGCGATAATTGCCGTTCTTATCCACACGCATCATGTCTGCCAAAACAAACTTCTGCCATGGCAGAAGTGAGATGCCAAGCTTCTCGGCTAAAGCTTCTACTTCATGGGAAAGGGTTGGGCCTTTTAGGTAGGGCGTGTGGAGTCTTGGTTCAACAGCCCCAACTAGCTTTGCCTTGGCCCTGGTTCGTTTAGGTTTTGCATCTACCAAAATACTTGTCATTTCTGCTCAAAAAGGTCGAAATCGGTGGTTTTTAAGGGAGATACAGTCTGG